CAACGCGTGCTGCTAATTCTTGTTCAGATGAAACAAGAACGCGCTCGCCAACAGGTCCCCATCTAAAAACGCCGCCAATCGCACCTTCGGTTGTCGATACTGCTGGAACAACCGTAGTTAGGTCGATTTCTGTTACGTTTACACCAGGACTAACTTGAAATGGCATGTCATTTCTCCTCAAAAAAGCGTTGTATTACTAGATTTTACTCAAGTTATACTTATTTATAAATTCACTATTTTATGAAAACATCAGCCATTTGTCGTTGTTTACTGCGATAACTGTATCAGGTTCTTCAACAAAATCATTAGAAGAAAGGAAGAATGGAATTGTATCTTCTTCAATTTGTTGCTGTTTTTCTTGCTGTAGGATCTTTCTGATATCTACACTTGTAATATCTTTAAAGTATTGTTGTTGAGTGATCCACGAGAAAATCACACAACACATCACTGTATCATCGTTTCCATCTTCTGCCTGATAAGAGTTCTTGACTGCTACAAATCTCATCAGCTCGTAAATGATTGTATCATCGTTTAGTATAATCTTTTGGTTTTCTACTAATGATTTAAATATCGAACATCCAAACTTCTTTGTTTGTTTAGTGGTTCTCACACCAAGCTTTGTAGTACCACCAAATCCCGCTGAAATCATCTGCACACCAGAACGATCGTCTGTAGAAGTAGTTAACACATTTTCGTATTCAAGATCGTAGTGTAGAATGTCTGCAACCTGCTGACCGTTATCGTTCGTCTCGACGGCAACATAACAGCTGTTGTATTTTAATGCGGCTGTCTGTATAATTGCTGGTAACAGCAGAGGAGATATATCATTGGATCTATAGATAGCAGCTACCTTATAAGGCACTTCCGTGGCATCAAAGATCGTAAACACGGAGTAATCCTTACCAACACCCCTTGAAGGGTCAACCACCATGAAGTAGATATGATCTTTTTGAGGTTCATGATATATCTTTATGTCACCGTGCATTTGCACAGGCGTTTCAGATATCAGCGTTCTCAAAATGTCTGGATGGATTAGTGTTGATGATGAACCAACAAACTCTGTTTCAAACTCAACACGAAACTGTTCATAGCTCGTGTTTCTAATAGTTTCATCTTTCCACTTCTCATCCCGGCCTGGTGTGTCAGACCAATGAATTGATATTCTCTTATAATCGTTCCGACCAAGTTCAGACTCGCGCCACAGTTTGTAAAACAGGTTTAGACCGTTTGGCGTCGATGTGATCAATACCTTGGTTGTTTGACCAGAAGAAATAACTGGATAAGTTGAACTAAAGAATTTCTCTTGGATATTGTTTGGGACGAATGCAAACTCGTCAAGATAAACTAAGTTGAACGATCCACCACGAGCACCACTTGCTGTTGTTGATGAAGCAAGTATCTTAGAACCATTTTCCAACTCAACGTTACGCTTGTTCCACTCAACAATACCCTGTTGAAGCCATTTAGGTAAGCTTTCATACGCAAGTTGGATTCTTGACATAATTTCTTGAGCTTGACTCAACTTATGTGCAAGAATTGCAATGGAATAATCTTCGTTGAATAAAGCATACCACAGCATCAAACCAACAATAGCAGTGGTTTTACCACACTGCCGAGGCATCTTACAGATAACAAAACGCTCAGCTACTGACGCTTCTATTATTCTTTTCTGGTATTCATACGGTTTGAAGTTGACAAGACCCTTATCTACGTTGACAATTTTAACGTAGTTTTCTATAAAGTAAATAGGATCTTTAGAACACTTGACAAATTCTTTGACTTCTTTTTGTGAAAACTGGATTGCTACATCGGTTTTCTTTAAGTGTCTATTACCGTGGTAAGCTTCACTACTCATTAGTTTGCTTTAGCATTTTTAATAATTCCGATGTACTACCAACAAAAAGATTATTGTTAACAGTTTTAGGTCCATCGGTTTTTTCAATTTCTTTCTTTTGTTTTGAAAGCTCAAGGAGATCTTTATTTGTTTGTGCTATAGTTCTAATTAGATCAGAAACAACCTCAAAGCTTCTTGGTTGTTGTGATTGCTGAGCGACACTCAATATATCGTTGAGTGCTTCTTGCCCCTTCTCGATAATATTTACCATGTTTGCCCGAGCAAAGTCAAAATCATCTTGAACGTTGCTAGATATAACTTCAGGAACAACCTCAACTGGCTGTTGTTCCATAGGCTCTAAATCAAGAGACTCCGCAATCTTATCATTATCCATCATGTTTTAGTAACAATATATCCATAGTTATCATTAGCAGCAATCTCGTCTCTATCTATTGAGAGAGAACTATTTGATGTTGGCTGCCCGTTAGCAGTTAAACCAGGTGTAATATCAAAACCTTCTAAAAGCTCAGCATTACCGGGTGCAGTGTTAATATCATCATACAGCGTTGCATCATAGAAATTTGTATTTGCAAGAGTGATGATTCCAGTTTTTCTCACTGGACCAAAGATATAACCTTTGAGAAGAAAGTTCAATGTCCAGATTAAGCTTCTTCTATCCTCAAAATTGCCCTCATATGTATCCTGAGAAACAACATCCAAAAGAACAACTGGAATATCCATATGGAGGTTCATTTCAGGTATCAAGTTGATTGTTGGTGTCCACTCCGGAGTAAAGTATGGTAGGATTTGTTCGAGAATTCTTGTTCCGTCCTCAGCATTCTTTACCATGATGCTAAGTGTAAACATAAAATCATAAGGAACTGGATTATATTGATACATTAAACTTTTAGACGTGTCAGGTGAAACATTCACATTTCTATTGATCGTCGGAAGCTTTCTTTCACTTGCGTAGTTTATGTTTGTTAGCTCAAAAGACATTCTTGGCAGTAAAACTGCGTACTTACGATTCAGATTTGGATCTTGATCTAGTCTAGCTAAAACTTTTTCTTTTGGTCCGTAAGAAATAGGAACCTTAATTGTTTGATAAACACTGTTGTTAGCTGCAACACGGTCAATTTCAATATCATTGAACAATGTACCAAACAGTGTAACATACTTACGAATAGATCCGTGATAAAACTTATTGCCAAACATCAAAATCTCCCAGCTTCACTAAACGGATTTGTTTCAGAAAAATCAAGGAAATTAGCAGCTTCATTTTGTATTGTTATGTTTTCAGCTGCAGGGTCAATATCCTCAATACTTGCCTCACCTTCTGTAACAAGAGTATCACCAGCTTCCGTTGTAATTGTGTTTTCGTATCTATCATCTGTAGCGAGAGGTTCGGATGCTGGTTTACCAAGGAAGTTGTTTTGATAGAGAGCGTCAATTTCTGAGTCACCGGTATCAAAAAACTCACCATTATACTCAAACAACTCACACTTAAGATCATACATCTGAAGTGCACCAAGCTGGTAGAATATTGATTCATGCTCTACAAATTTAATTTCAAATACTTTTTTATTTAATGGAAAATACACAAGATCGCCTTCGCGTGGACGATCTAGTGTCATTATACTCCCAACTTCATCACCAAATGTTCTTCTAGCTATTGTGAAGGTAATTTGGTCACGGATCTGCAGATTAAATTTGGATAAGAAATCCCCTTCACCTTGGAATCCTTCAACATTTTTGATATACATTTCTACTTCAATAGCGTTGATGTACTTTGAGGTCTGTTTATCCTCACCGTAAATTTTGTCCTTGTTTTGCACTATTCGTGGAATGTATTTTACATCATGTCCATAAATCTTAATGGACTCGATAACAAGGTTTTCAATCAGTAGTTGTTCCTGGCTTGATTGAAAGTTGTTGAAGTAGAAATTGGTAGCCAATTAACCCACCATATCCATGACTGGTAATGAGAAGCTATCGATCATTTCTTTTTCCATCTCATCAAGTTTTGCTGTTGCATCGTCGTAAAGCTTCTGACCGTTAAATTGTACTCCACCAGGAAGCTGCATTCCTTCAAACTTAATTAAGTTTGAACCCCACTGCTGTTTAATAAGTTGTGTGCAGTAGTTTTGCAACCATCTATCGCCCCAAACATCAGTATAGGTTGTAGGGTCAACAATCTGATATGCTTGCACGACAATATAATCACCAACATTTACCTTTTCCCAATCCATATCAAGGTGGAGTGTGTTACGGTGACGATTGTAGCGGATAGGCTGCTTACCAACGAGCATTTCCTGCAAGAACGCAATATGCTCCATGGCCATGTAGTATGGAATCATTGAAACACTGGTAAGCGTGTATAAATCGTTTAGAGCTATCTGATACCTAATGTTAAACAGATCATCACTAGAAACTGCAGGATCACCAATAGGGAATAGGTGAACAGCACCAATCACATTATCGGGAAGTGTAATGTAGCGATCTGTTTTATTTTGAGATGTTATTTGGTGTTTGTAATAAATCATCTCTGTGCCGTCAAAGTGGTAATCCCAGTAGTATTTTAACGCCTCGTCTATACGATCTTCAACCTGATCGTCATCAACGTTAATTTCAATAACTGGCTTACCAAGTTTTCTAAGGCAGTATTCTTTGAAGTCATTTCTTGTTGCAGGAACAGCCATTTTCAGCTCCTAACCATTTCTCTCATGGTATTTATATACAACAAGAATACACCTAATCCTCTAATTTATCGTTTCTTTTTGTAGTTCTACCATCAAATGGTCGGGCTTTTATCGTTGTATCCGTTTTATCAGACATTACATCATACGCATACAAACCCTGGTGTGTAATGTTGAATAGGTCAGCTCTCAGCATAATATCCAAAGGTGCACATATACCCATTTTTATTACGTGGGAAATTAAATTTTTTGCCATGGCTGGGTCAATACTATATGCATGTGCTCTACAAATAAAGTGATAATTTGGTCCTTCAGAAGCGTGTGGTGGAATTGGATATATCTTCCAACCTTGTTGAGCCCACTCAGAACCACCAAGATAAACTATTGAATTGTAGCTTTGATGTTGCTCGAATCTTTCAACCATAACAGTATCGTGCTCAAGAATTACAATTGGTTTATCAATCTTCGCACAGTGAACCCACAAACTAACGTGGCTCAGAGCACAAGCAACCTCGCCCCTTGTTAAATAATGATCAGTAATTTTTAGCATGTTCATCACACTACAATCTTTACTGTGATCAGGAACAATTATTGGACTGTTTAAACCATTATATGCATCCCACACTTTGTAAGGCATTCCAACACGTTTACACGATTCTTGACACTGTGCTGAATATTTTAGTGAATTATCGTTATTTTTTAGCGTTATAATATACGCCGACTCAACGTTTATATCGTTACTTCTAAATAAGCTTAACATAGTTTCACAAATGCTGTTTGAAGCATGTCAGGTAACCAAATTGGTTTTACCTTATGCCAGTTACATTGAATAAAGTTCTCAATCGCAACACGTGGATTCATCTGGGCACTGTAAGTACCGTTATTATCTTTAAATCTCCACTCGGTTGCATCATCACAGAGAATAACACCACCCACCTTCAACATTTTAAATGATAATACCAGGTCCATCAGAACGGCACTGGCAAAATGATCCCCATCAATGTATACAAATTCGGGTTGAACATTCTGGTTGATAAGGTCAATTAACCCATCCTCAGATTTTTTCTTGATGTAGTGAATGTTTTTTGTCGAACATTGAGAAATGTTTTTTTGGAATCTTACCCCGGCCGCAGCCATGTCCTCATGAATATCTACACTATCGCCGTGAGGATCAATTGCGTAAATGTCTAGATGGGGATTATATTGATGAAGAATATCACCCATCCAACACGTCGTGTAACCTTCATAGCATCCAATTTCAACAATGGTTGAGGGGATGCCAAACGTGTTTATGATGTGGGAAATGTTCTTTTGAGTGGATTCAGGATTAAACGCAACAGTAAACTCATAATTTTTGGTCATTTAAAATTTTCTCAATTTCTTGCTCATACTCAGCTTTACCATATCGTCCAGGTTTATGAACTTGGATCAACATAATCATACTTTGAGCAACATTATTAAAGTGGTTAAGCGCGTACGTCAACTCTTCGTTTGTAATTTCTCCGCGTTGAATCTTGTGTTGCCACGGCGCAGTATATACAAACTGTGTATCGCACACATTAATATCTATATCATGTTCAAAAGCAAGCGGAGAATCGCTTTCTCCTGCTTGAATCCGTTGCATTGCTTTTTGCTGATCAAACAAATTAAATAACCCAAGTGTTATAAGATGTCTATGACCTGGATCGTCTAAGGCAGTGTCACATCTCCAATGAGGAACTTGAATTTCCCAGATAGCACCATTTTCACTAACACGATACATTTCTTTAATAGCATGAACTGGATCATCAAGATGTTCAAACACGTCTTTAGCTACAATATGTGTGTAGGTGTTTTCATTCCAAGGCCAATCCTTGTTGAGATCAACAACTTCATCTGGTTTGACTATTGGAGAAATATCAACATTGTGATAGCCCTTAAACTTTTTCAACCCGCAACCTAGATTGAGCTTTTTGGCTTCTTTATCTTCATTAGGCATATCATTGTGTTCGAGATCGTATGATTCTTCCAAGCACTCATATATTTCTTGAAATGGATCATTCCACTTACCGTATGTTTTTTGTCTAAACAAAAGAGCTGATTCATAATACGGTGTTGTGGAAGATGAGGGAGCTTTAAACGTCCACGTGTGGTATGGAAGACATGGGACAACAATCCATGTTGGTTTGCCCATTGCTGCTGAAAGATGCGCAATACTCGTACAGCTTGTAATAACAAGATCAAGGTTAGAAATTGCAGCTGCTGTATCTTCCCAGCTTAATAGCATATGTTGCAAATCAATAATACCTTTGGGAAGGGATACAGTGTTGTGGTCTCTCTGCAAACTATAAAGCTGCAGTTCCTCGTACTTAACTAGATTTGTTATAAAGTTTGTTGGGAACCGTCTGAATTGCTGATGTTCAAACTTGGGATTACCTGCCCAACGAATTCCTACCTTAATTTTTTCCGAGTTAATTAAACTCTTCCAGATGTTGACGGATTCTTGTTTAGCAGAAATGTATGGTGCACTAATAAAATTTTCAAACGTGTGCCCAGCAACCCACCCAGCACTAAAACCAGGAACCCAAAAATCATGTTCAACCGTATGTGCTTGGTTACGAAGTATAACATCATCGACGCCAGGAACTCGCTTAAATAAACTTACAAGCTCGGGGGCAGCTGCGAGATATACTTTAGAGGCACCCAGTGCTTTGTAGCTTTGTGCAAATCTTGCGTGAATAATCTCGTCACCAAAACCACCTTCAAGACTGATGATAATGGATTTGCCCTTTATATCATACTGAGCCGGATTGTATATCGGTGCTTTTGTTTTTAGTGGTGGACTACCATAGACGTTGAGAAATCTACCGTTTTCTAAAAGCTGACATCCTTTTTGGTAGTCACCATCTTGAATCATAAACCAGCCACGGTTAAAACAATGGCGCATCCAGATATCATCGGTATTCTTACCAAATGGATCTAAAACACCTTTAGGACCAAGTTTTTCAAGCTTGTCAGATATTGCTCTGGCCTGTTCGTGCTTACCTTCAAGCTGTAACTGTAACATTAAATCTATATCATGCATGTTGACCTCCTTCAAATCACCTATTATTTATTACTGCTTAATAGCTCCCACAAATCCAGGGCCAGCACTTACAGATATCCAGTTAGATGTTCCAACTTGTACTGGGCTTGAACGGTTAGACGTATCATTCAAACCAAGCTCACCGCTACTATTCTGACCCCATGCGTATAGTTTGTTTGTGTTGCTAATAGCGTAAGAAGAGTTATTGGCGGCCGATATTTTTGTATATGATAAAGCACCAACTTGTGTTGGACTGCTAAAAAGTACAGATGTGTTTGCTGCAACACCAGCAGCCCAACCACCCCACCCCCACAATGTTTGATCAGATTTTATTGCCAGGGTGTGACTTCTTCCGGCTGATACCTGTGTCCAGCTGGATGAATCGAGAAGAGTTGGTCTGGTTTTAACAATGTTAACCACAGAATTAGCACCTACCTGCACTGGGCTTGATCTTGTTGTTGTTGAATTATCACCTATCATACCACCTGCCCCGGAAAGTCCCCATAGATACATTTGGCCAGTAACATCAATTGCTCCATTGACGAAGATGTGATTACCTGATGAAATAAGCTTCGACCAACTACTCAGAGAACCTATTTGCACTGGAGAAGATCTTAATCCGTTAATTGCCCCATTAATGCCCAACTCCCCGTTTGGATTGGCACCCCAGGACCAGAGCGTGCCATCAGCTTTTACAGCAACCATGTTTGATTGAGCTACACTAACACTTGTCCAACTACTTGTTCCAACCTGAACAGGACTTGATCTATTAACTACTGTTCCACTACCCAACTGTCCACTACCATTAGAACCCCATGTAAACAGAGCTCCATCTGAGCGGATGGCAGCGCTTGAATAGTTTGCATATATCAAAGTCCAGCTTGAAGTTCCAATTTGTACTGGTGATGATTTGCTAGCAGCTGTATTGTCTCCCAGCTCACCATTTATGTTATAGCCCCATCCATATAACTTGCTATTAACATCAAGAGCAAGAGCATGTTGATTGCCAGCTGAAACTTGACTCCAACTGCTTGTTCCTATTTGAACAGGACTTGAACGAAGAGTTGCATCATTTAATCCTAACTGGCCTTGGTTGTTTTGTCCCCAAGCCCACAATCCTCCATCGCTCTTCACTGCCAGAGCAAACGCACTACCAGCCGATATCTTTGTAAAACTAATACCAACCTGTACCGGACTTGATCTTGTTACAGCATCGTTCAACCCTAGCTGCCCATTTCCGTTTAATCCCCAAGCAAATAACGCATTATCATCTCGTATTGCGTACATACTTGTGTCGTACAAAGCAACCTGGGTCCAACTTGCAGTTCCTAAGGCTTGTGGTGTGCTTACTGCAGAGTTGATAGCTGCAATTGCAACATCACCTAAAACACCATCAGTATTATAACCCCATACAAACAGCTTACCATCAGAACGTATTGCTGCTGAAGACGATAATCCTACTACTATCTGACTCCAACTAAGTTCAGGTGACGTTAATAACCCAAGCTGAGCTGAGGAATTTTTACCCCACACATAGAGCTTGCTTGTTGAATCGGTGGCAACAACATGGCTGGTGTTAACAGATACCTGATTCCATGATGATGGAATACTATTGTTAAGCATCGACTGTTGGATCGCAGTTTGTACAGGACCGTATTGATGCACCCCGCCTGCAGAATTATCACCTAGTACATCACCGTTAGTGTTCCTTCCCCATCCATACAACCTACCAGAGGAGTCAACGGCAGCTGAATTGTATTCAGCACCAGCAGCACTTGAATGTCTTGAATAGTCTACTAACGTCCAACTCGATGTTCCTATTTGAACAGGTGATGACTTTGTGATAATAGTTCCATCACCTACTTCCCCATACGCGTTGCTACCCCATGCCCATAGCGTGCCATCTAATTTTATACCAGCGCCACTTAAATATCCTGCCGTTATGGAAGTCCAGCTAGATGTTCCAACCTGTACTGGGCTTGAACGGTTAGTTACACCATTCTGGCCAAGCCTACCGTTTGCACCAGCACCCCATGTAAACAAACCTCCATCACTACGAATTGCACCCATCCATACACCCAAACCGCCAACGCTGACTTGCGTCCAGCTTGATGTTCCTATCTGAACAGGACTCGATCTAAAGCCACCAACAGCTGTTGTTGTAACTTCACCAAGTGAACCAAAACCATTTGA